CCATGGCGGTGGCGCTCCGGCCGCAGGGCTGAGCGCCATCGGGCGGGCCTCGGGTGCCGACGGCCGTCGCAGGGTCACCGCGGACCGCGCACGGAGCTGAGGCGGACCGCGGCTCTGGCGGTCAGGTTGATTCGTTACCGTTGCCCCGTGCCGTCCGCCCCCGCCCCCGCCGCCCGCCCCTCTCGTTCGGGGCGCGTGGTGCCCGCCGCCCGCCTCGCCGCCCTCGCGGGCATCGTGGCGCTCGTCGTCGCGGGCTGCGTCGCACCGAAGGAGCAGACCAAGCCGCCGAAGGACGACGCCCCGTCCGCCGAGGCCGCGGCGGGCATGGACCTCGACGCGTTCTACGCCCAGGAGATCGCCTGGGAGGCGTGCGACGCGTACGAGTGCGCCTCGGTCCTCGCACCCCTGGACTGGGACGACCCCGAGGCCGGGTCCATCGAGCTCGCCGTGAAGCGCTCACCCGCCACCGGCTCGGCCGACCAGCGCATCGGGTCGCTCCTCATCAACCCCGGCGGGCCGGGCGTCTCGGGCGCGGAGTTCGTCGACTACGCCGTCGCCGACGTGATCAACCCGCCGGTGCTCGACGCCTACGACGTCGTCGGCTTCGACCCGCGGGGCGTCGGAGGCTCGTCGGCGATCGACTGCGGCCCGGACGAGGTGGTCGACGCGTACCTGACGCAGGACGTGCCCCTCGAGAGCCAGGCGGACGTCGACGCGGCGCGCCAGCGGGTCCAGGAGTTCGGCCAGGGATGCCTCGAGGCCACCGGTCCGCTGCTCGGCGAGGTCGACACCATCAGCGCGGCGCGGGACATGGACCTGCTGCGTGCGGTCCTCGGCGACGAGCAGCTCTACTACGCCGGCTTCTCCTACGGCACCTTCCTCGGCGCCACGTACGCCGAGCTCTACCCGGACAAGGTCGGACGCCTGCTGCTGGACGGCGCCCTCGACCCGTCGATGAGCCAGGACGACCTCGTCGTCGGGCAGGCCGTCGGGTTCGAGAACGCCCTGCGCGCGTACGTCGCCGACTGCCAGGCCGGCGCCGACTGCCCGCTCACCGGCGGGGTGGACGCCGGGGTGCAGCAGATCGCGGACCTCGTCGCCCGGATCGAGGCCAAGCCGATCGAGACGCCGACCGGCGCCCTGGTCAACGGCACCCTGGCCTTCTACGGCATCATCGTCGCCCTGTACGACGACGGGTCCTGGCCCTACCTCACCGAGGCGCTCGGCGAGGCCATCCGGGACAACACCGGCGAGATCCTGCTGTTCCTCGCGAACTTCTACCTCGACCGCACCGAGGACGGCCAGTACACGTCGAACTCGATGGTGGCGTTCAGTGCGATCAACTGCCTGGACTACCCGACGGAGGTCCGGCAGTACGACGAGATGGTCGCGTTCGCCGACGAGGTCCGCTCGAAGGCGCCGACGTTCGGCTCCGAGTTCGCCATGGCCGTCGGCTGCGAGACCTGGCCGTTCCAGTCGACCGCCGTGCGGGGCCCCCTCACCGCCGCGGGTGCTGCACCCATCCTCGTCGTGGGGACCACGGGGGACCCGGCCACCCCGTACGAGTGGAGCGTGGCGCTGGCCGACCAGCTCGAGTCCGGCCGGCTGCTGACCTGGGAGGGCGAGGGCCACACCGCCTACGGCCGCTCCAACGAGTGCCTCGAGGGTGCCGTGGACACGTACCTGCTGGAGGGCACGCTGCCCGAGGAAGGCCTCGTCTGCTGACCTGATGCGCAGCGTCGGCCGAGGGCGTGGGAGTGGTCCGCGGGCTCTCGCTTTGGAGCCTCGGCGGACGGTCGGTACAGTAGGCCCCGCTCGTCACGCCGAGAGGCCGACCAGCACGCCGCCTTAGCTCAGTCGGTAGAGCGTCTCACTCGTAATGAGAAGGTCATCAGTTCGATTCTGATAGGCGGCTCACGACGAAAAGGCCCCGCCACCAGCGCGAACGCTGGGGCGGGGCCTTCGTCATGCCGAGGTGATCAGAGGGTCGTTTCAGTGATCCCGTCACAGATGTTGCCGTGCGGTGTCAGAGCGGCCAGGTCAGGTGCACCACGGTGTTCGTCGTCCCGGCGTTCACGACGCGCACGGCGCCGTCCTGCGTGACGCGGTGGTCGCCCTGCCAGATGACGCGGTCGGGCGCGAGGTCGCGGGGCAGGGTGGCGATGGCCTCGTTGGGTCCGTACGCGGCCTTGGTGGCGATCCCGGACACGGTGATGCCCCCGGCGTTGATCCGGTACGCGAGCCCCTCGTAGCCGGAGACCGGCGCCAGGGACCAGCCGGGCGCGGGGACGAGCCCCGTGGTGATGTACCCGGTGTCGGGTGCGAGGTCACCGAACGGGGAGAACCCGTGGCCGTCGAGGAGGTACTTGAAGCGCACGTCCGCTGTTGCCCCGCTGTTGGCCTCGTCGGCGTAGATGACACCCACCACGCCCGGCTCGACCTCGACGAGCTGGGTGTACACCGACTGTGACGGCGTGACCCCAGCGAGGGTCTGCGCGGTGACCCACGTCGCCCCGTTGTCCCAGGACGTGCGGTACATGTGGGATCGGTCGCCCTCGCGCCGGTACGTCATGACGACCGCGCCCGTGGACAGTGGCAGCCACGCGGGCCGACCCCACCCGGTGACGATCGGCTGCCGGGTCGACCACGTCAGGCCGTCGTCGGTGGAGTAGGTGCGGAAGATGCGCCGGAAGCCGGTCTCCTCGCAGCGGACCAGGGCCATGAGCCGGCCGTCGGGGCAGCGGTCGATGATGCCTTCGTTGAACGGTCGGGCGCCGTCGTCCATGACGGTCGTCTCCGTGTGCCAGGAGTAGCCGCCGTCGGTGGAGCGCATCAGCCGGGTGGTGGTGATGGTGGCCCCGGTGTCCTGCCCGTACCCGAGGGCGAGGAGTGTGCCGTCGTCGAGCTCGGTGAGGTTGCCCGCGGCGTAGGCCCATGAGGTGAACGTGAACGGGACGGGGATGACGGGGCCGAACGTCTCGCCCTGGTCGGAGGAGAACATGACCCCGCACCACGCGCCGGCTGTCGCTGGCCCGCTCGAGCGCACCTGGCCGATGCACGCGATGCGCCCGTCGCTCAGGGTGGTGAGCATCCCGAAGCCGGTGTCCTGGTCGGGCTGGCAGTAGATGACCCACGGCGCGGACCATGTGCGGCCCTGGTCGATCGAGCGGGCGGCGAGGGTCTGCGATCCGGGCGCCCACCCGTGCGCGGCGGCCTTGCGCCACACGGCGAGCAGCGACCCGTCGGCGCACACGGTCACGCCGGGGAAGGCGTTGTGTCCGCCTGCCGGTGAGACCTGGACGGACGTGGAGCCGGTGGTCAGGTTCCGGGGCCAGGAGGTTCCGGCGAGGGTCAAGGGTGGTCCCCTTCGTCAGGACTAGATGGTGCCGAGCGGCTGGAGGGTCGTGCCGTTCCAGAGGGACAGGTACACGTCCTGGAGGGTGGTGCCGTTCCAGTAGCGGAACTGCTGGGTGGCCGGGTCGGTCGGGATCGTCAGCAGCGCGTTGCTGGTCCCGTCGGCGAACACGCCATCGGTGATGCGCACGGCGGTCCACTGGATGTTCCAGGCACCGGACGCGGACGTGTTCTTGCCGAGGTTCATCTGCGCGTAGTTGAGCTGGAGGTTGTTGACGTTGGTCAGCAGCCCGGAGCCGTAGTTGGTGGTCGTCTCGTCGAGCGACATGACCCGGCCCCACACGCGCCCGTTCGTCGTCGTGGTGCCCTTGTCCCATGCGGCCCGCAGCACGCACCACGTGTTGAGCGGGACGGCCGTGGAGGTGAACGCCAGCGCGCCGTCGTTGCCTGAGCGGGGCGAGATGGTGCGCGTGGTGTTGAACAGGACCGAGCCGGCCTTGGCGGACGAGTGTCGCGCCACGACGGCCTCGTTCGCGGTCGACCCGACGGCGACGATGCGGAACACGGCCACCAGGGAGATGAGCGCGTTGTTGAAGCCGCTCTTGTACGCGACGGACGTGGTGGTCGCGTGGGTGGTCTCCAGGACGATGTCGGACCCGTCGGACCTGTACTGCGGGCTGTTGAGGTTGAGGAAGTCCGCGGCGTCGACCGTGGTGTCCGGGGTGCGGCCGGTGAAGGTGACTGCGTGATCGGTCATCGCTGGCCCACCGCTCCCTCGATCTCGGAGGTCGGCAGTGCCGACCCGGTGGAGGTGAGCAGCCCCGTGAAGGTCGCGGCCGCCTTGGTCTCGGGCGACATGCGCAGGTTGGCGTTGCGCGAGTCGGTGAAGGTCATGGTGTTGAAGGCCACGCCGGCCATCGCGCCCAGGCTCGAGTCGCCCATCTGGACGTGCGACGCGGGGTTGCCCTTGCAGACGACGCGCGTCATGGTGAGCCCGTTCATCGGGTAGGCGTCCTGCGTCGCGAGCACGCCGAAGTTGGCGCCGTGCATCCCATCGGTCCGCGTGACGTCCGGTCCGATACCGGAGTCGAGGATGACGTCCGTGAGGGTGATGTTCGTCCCGCCCTGGATCTGGACGAGGTCGTTGTGGGTCTTGTTGTCCGCCTGCCCGGGGTCGGTGTTGTAGAAGATCGAGTCCTCGAGCAGCACGGCCTCGAGGTGGGCGTTGCGGTTGTAGAGCACCGCCCCGTCCACGACGTGATGGATCCACCCGCGCCGCGCGGTGATGTCGTAGCCGTGGAGCCCGTACACGTTGTACGTCGGGTTGGATGCGGTGAGCTCGAAGTCCTCGATCACGCGCCCGACCCCGGTACCCCACGACCGGACAATGGGCCACCGGTTCCCGGTGCCGAAGTTGAGGTCGGTGCCGCCACGTGCGACGAAGTTGCGCAGGGTGACCCATGAGTGGTTCCCGAACGACACGTACCCGGAGATGTCGAGGCCCAGGTTGATGACGAGCGGGCTCGCCTCCGTGCCGGACGCGGTCACCGTGTAGTCGCCGGCGTAGGGCGTCAGGCTGCCTACCGGCGTCGTGGGGCCGATGTTGACGTACGGCGCTGGCGTGTCGCCGGGGTTGAAGCGTGCGCCACCAGCGCCCCATGAGGCGCCCACGGAGCCCGTGCGGATCGTCCGCAGCGCCCCGTCCGGGTGTGCGTACCGGACCGGGCTCATGGCGCCAGGGTGGCGACGATGTCGCCCGTGATCTTGTCGGAGCCGCCCGTGTAGGTCGCGCCGTCGGGGGCCACGACGAACCGGCCGGAGAGGGTCACGCCGGACAGGGCCACGTACTTCATCGCGAAGCCCGCCATGCCGGCCGGGGTCACGGCCTTCGCGGGGTCGGTGCCGGTGCGCGACTCGGCAGGGGTGGCGAGCTCGACGATGCCCGCAGCGGTCTCCGATGCGGCCGCGGTGGACGCCTTGCCCGCCAGCGCCGTGTCGAGTCCAGTGACCTGCGCGGTGGTGTGCGTGTGCGACGACGCGGCCTTGCCTGCAAGTGCCGTGTCCAGCCCCGTCACGTCGGACGTGGCGTGCGCGTGGGACGCCGCAGCCTTCCCGGCGAGCGCCGCGTCCAGGCCGGTGACGTTGGCCGTGGTGTGCGTGTGGCTGGTCGGCGCCTTGCCCGCGAGGGCCGTGTCGAGTCCGGTGACGTCGGCGGTCGCGTGCCCGTGACTGGTGGCCGCTGCGCCTACGCTCGCTGCGGTCAGGACCACCACGCCCGTCTGCCCGTTGACCGAGTCCACGGCGCCCGCGTCCCCGATCGGCGCGTACAGCGTGTCCGCGACGAGCCGCGTGAGCGCCGTGGTGCCGGTGACCGACGCGCCCGTGGGCGCCAGGTCGGACAGGTCCACCGGGCCGGGCAGCAGCGACGACGGGATCTCCACGTTGTACGCACGCCGCAGCCCCGTGACCGACTCGGTGACCGAGTACGTGAACGACGGGGTCACCTGCGGGTCGTCGGACAGGGGCAAGGTCACGGAGAACGCGCCCTCGACGTCGAGCGTCACCTCGATGGCCTTGGGCGTGACCATGATGTCCACGTCGGTGACCTTGAGGAAGATGTTCGACGGCGGTGAGAACGTCACCGTGCCCACCGCGGGGATGCCCGTGAAGTCCACGTACTTCCCGGTGACGGTGATGGTGCCGAAGGAGACGGGCAGCGCCATGGCAGGGCTCCGATCAGGGCCGGGGGATCAGTCGGACTCGAGGCAGCAGAACGCGATGACGAGCGGGTCACCCTCGGCGCCGCAGTACGGGCACTTGGTGGTCGCCTGCGCGACCTGGCGAGGCATCGGTCAGCCGAGGTACTCGGGCACGGCGACCTCGTTGGCGAGCGACGGTCCGGGGCCAGCGGCGCCGGCAGACGCGACGGAGGTCAGTAGCGACACGACGAGGGCCATCCCGGCGACGGACAGCTGCGGGATCCACGCGGTGTTCAGGAGCCCGGTGCCGTCGGCGACGAGGAGCGCGGCGAGGGTCTGCGCGAAGGTCTTGATGGCCCGCTCGGTGGCGGCGATCCAGAAGGCGCGGGAGAACATGGTCATGCTCCTGTCAGGTTGGCGGCTACCCCGGCCGCGACGACCAGGGCGATGGTGAGCGGAAGGGGCCACCAGACGTGGCGCAGGTCCCGCAGCGGGTGGTGCATGGTCAGGCGGCGGAGACCTGGTTCGGCCCGTACGTCAGGGCCGCGAAGTCCGCGTGCGGGAGCTCGGCCGCCTGCACCCCGGATGCCTTGAGCGCCTGGTAGCCGTCGCCCGTGAGGGTCTGCCACAGGCCGCTGGGGAAGAGGAGCGCGCCGATCTTGCGGTCGCGGTCGAAGATGAGTCGCATGTCGTCGTCCTCCGGTCGGAGCGGGGCGGGCAGGGTGCCGCCCGGGGTGGGGATGATCGGCTTCGGTGTCGGCACGGGGCGCGACGCGAGCTCGATCTGTGCGGCGAGGAACGGGACCGGGTCGACCTTCACGCCGGAGACGCTGACCTCGAAGTGCAGGTGTGCGCCTGCGACTGCTCCCGTCGCACCGGAGAGGCCGATGACCTGGCCCGTGCCGACCCGCTGCCCTACGCCGACGTCACGCCGCGAGAGGTGGGAGTAGCCGATCCAGTCGCCGGGTCCGCCCCACTGGATCCGGATGTAGTTCCCGGCGCGAGGGTCGAGCGGCACCGAGCGCACGACGGTCCCGGCGGTGGCCGCGCGGAGCGGGGTGCCGGTCGGGGCGCGGTAGTCCGTGCCGGTGTGCGGCATGGGCACGCGGTACTTCGGGTGCATGCGCAGGAGGTTGAAGGGGGACGTCACGTAGTTCAGGGCGGTCGGGGTGGTCCAGGTCATCGAGCCCTCCTCACACACCGGCCGGACGCGGGGGCGGCGGCGGCGGCTTGCCCTGGTAGATGTGGTGCTCGAGCGCGTCGATGTGGTCGTCACGCAGACGCAGCCCGCGGTCGGCCATCTCCACCCGGCCGCGCAGGTCCCGAACCTCAGCCAGGACGGTCCGCAGCAACTCGTCCCGGTCGGCGATGGTGTCGCGCCGGTCCTCGGCGGCGTCACGGCGGGCCTGTCGCTCGTTCCCGGAGATCCCCGCGCGCCGGTCGTACACGGCCTTGATGAGAGCAGCGAGGCCGCCCAGGGAGCCCACGATCGCGGCGCCGCCGAGGAGCACCTGCTCGACGCTCACCCGTCGAGCTCCGCGACACGGCGCCAGAGGGCGACCCGGCGGGCACGGATGGCGCGAGCGGTCAGGGAGAACACCCACAGGTCGACCCCGCGCGCCAGGATCAGGCACGAGCACAACCCGAGCGCGGCGCCCTGTGCGAGCGACCCCCACGAGCCCTGCGTGACCCAGTACAGGTCCAGCAGCGCGTACCCACCGAACGCGGCACCGAGCGGCGCAGCAGCCACCCACTCGATCTGCCACTGGTGCAGGGCCGCCCCGATGAGCGCGGCCACGCCGGCGAGCAGCGCCATCGCGCCGAGGCTGATGACGAGCCCGTTGGACAGGGTGTCGTTGACCGCGCCCGGCCGGAACAGCAGGACGCCGCTGCCGGCGACGACGGCGAGCAGGTACGCGAGCGCCCGGAGGGTCTGCGCGATGCGACGCTGCAACGGGGGGTAGTCGCGGTCGGGCATCAGGCGACCGAGTACGTCGTGGCGGGGATGGCGCCGTGGGCGTTGGCCGGGTTGTACAGGCCCATGGTCACGGCGGAGGTCGCCATGATGACCACGGACCCGTCGGTCAGCATGGAGATGCGCAGCGGGACGATGCCGCCCGACGTCCGCACGTAGCCCATCGGAAAGTCGTGGTCACGGACGGGACGCAGGTGCGCGGGGATGCCACCAGCCGCCACGAGGAAGTAGTCGGTGTTGGCGCCCATCGCGAGCGGGCTGGATGTGCGGGCGAACCGGGTTGCCTCGATGGTGACGAGGTCGCCGTGCGTGGTTGCGCGCCACGTGTACCCGGTGCCGAGGATGAACACGCTGCTGATCGCCGATGCGATGGAGGTCATGGATGCGGCGCGCGGTCCGGCGCCCTGCCACGTCGACCCGTCCTTGCTCACGAGCAGGGTGCCTGCCTGGTCGGCGTAGACCGGGGTCTCGGCGGATGCGTAGGGCAGCAGGGTCGCGAGGTCCGTGGCGTCGCGCACGTGGACGATCCCGCCGGCAGCGGCCGACCGGGGCGCCTTCCACACGACCGTCGGGGACCCGCCACCGGAGACCGGCACGTTGATCTCCGCGAGGACCATCGAGCGCGCCGGGGTGGCGGGCGCGGCAGGCGTGGCGGCAGCGGTCCCGGCCAGGTACTTCGGGGTGATCGCAGGGACGGTCGACCCGTCGGACTCGGCGGGGTCGTCGAGCTGGACGTAGACGATGTCCTTGCGCGGGTTCGTGGCGTTCGCTGCGGTCACCGCACCGGTCACGTCCGCGTCGATGGCGTAGGCGTAGGGACCGGCCTCGGCGGCGGTCTCCAGGTCCACGATCCCGGCGTGCGGCTTGACGGTCCACACGGTTGACGTCGCGGTGACGGTCGCGCTGGACGTCCCCGGGCGCACACCGGAACGCGCACCGAGCGGACGTGCGGCCGTCGCCCCGAACAGGAGCGGGGCCTGCGTCTGCCGCAGCGCGCGACCCGTGTAGGACGGCGCACCGGCCACGGCATCGACGGGCCAGACACGGTTCGTCATGAGGACTCCCGGGGTGTTGAGCGGGTGAAGGTGTCACGCGATCCCGTGACAGGTGTCAGTGCTTGGGCGTACGGTGCGGACATGCACACGAGGTCAGCAGTCGCAGGAGCCGCCGCAACGCTCGTCGCGGGGGCCGGGCTGTTCTTCGCCGTGGCCGCGTCGAACGCCGACGAGATCGAGGCCGCGCAGACCGCGCCACTCGTCGGCCACTACTCGACCGTGGAGTCCGTGGACTTCGTCGAGTACGTCCCGGAGCCGGAGCCGCTTCCCGAGCCCGTCACCCCCGAGCCGGAGCCCGTAGTGGAGGAGCCCGTCGTGGTCGCACCCGAGCCCGTCGTCGAGCAGCCCGCCCCGCAGTCGGAGCCGGTCCCCGCCCCGGTCGAGACGCCGCCGACCAACCTCGACCTTGGCCCGCCCCCGGAGTGGAACCCGCCCGCACCCGTCGAGCCCTGACCGGGGACTAGCGGGTCAGGTCGACCGTGACCTCGGTGCGCGCGCTGTTCACCGTGGCGTCCGCAGCCAGGGCCGCGCTTGCGCTGATTACCATGTAGAACTCCACGACGTCGCCGGGTGTGACGTCGACAGCGAAGATGTAGGCCGCCATCAGAGTCCCGCTGAACCCGTTCGCCAGAGTGGCCTGCTGCATGTGCCCGCCGTAGACGGCGCCGCCGGGCATCCTGCGCCGCGGCCCGAGGTAGATGTACTGCGTAGCCCCCGAGTCGTTCTTCACTCGGCATGTCCCGATCACGGTGAAGCGCATCCGGGTGTAGCCCGCAGGCACCGTGATCGTGCACGAGGCGATCTCCGCCGGAGAGGTCGCGGCCGGCACCGCGAAGGCGGTCGCCTCCCCCCATGCCGAGTCACTGACCGTCTGCGTCGCGATCAGGTCCGCGAGCGCCACGTCCTTCTCCTGCAAGTCCGCGATCACCGGGGCGAACGACGCGGCCACCGACGGCAACGCCTCACGCTGCCACCGCTCGATCGCCTCGATGCGACGCATCAGCGCGTCCTCACCGGCAGGCGCACCCCACCCCGGCGTACCCGGACCAGCCATCACGCACCCCACTCAGCCGCTTGCAGGATCGGGGCCACCGTCGGCACCCCACGCAGGTCCAGCTCCCAGCCGATCGCACGCGCCGTACCCGACAGGCCGCCGGGGAACGCTGGCACCGTGTCCCGACCGTCAGCACCCACGCCGCCGATCTGGTAGCCCACGTCATCACCCAGCCACCAGTCCCGGTTCAGCGCCGGGGCCGTGCCCATGTCCGCCGTCAACGTCAGCGCCCGCGACCCGTACCGCAGCGCCGACAGGGCCGACTGCGCGTGGGACGTGAGCGTGGGGACGTTCGTGATCGACGTGCTCGGCGTCCACCGGTACTCGAACGCGGGCCGCTCCGTGTCACCCGACGTCTGCCGCGGCGACTGAGGCCGCACACCAGCCGTGGCCGACGACACTGCCATGACGTCCGTCGCGCCCTTGCCTGCGGAGAAGTCCTCCACGAACTGCGCCTGCACGACCGACCCCGGCATCTCGAACGTCGCAGCCGGCGCGAACCCCGCACCCGGCGACGCCCCCACCCGCGAACCCACGTACAGCACCGGGACGATGCGCTCCGGGTTGTGGAGCCACTGCCAGCCGACCGTCCACTCCGGGCCGCCCTGCACACCGGAGAGCTCGGACACCACCGACAGCAGCGTCTTGTCGTCCGCGTCGGAGTACGCGCGGTCACGCGCTGTGCCGTCGCCGTCGAGCTTCACCACGGTGATCGGCCACGTCGGGGCCATGTACTCGACCACGAGCGCCTCGACGATCGCGTTCTGACCCACCCCGGTGAACGTCTCCGCGCCCACGTACACCCGATCCATCGCGGCCTCGAGCGTCGCCAGGGACAGGTCCACGGCGTCACCAGACCCGCGGGTCCGCTGCGTCACCAGGCCACCCCACAGCGGCGTCGGCGTCGTCCCGTCGCCCGGGTCGTCGACCAGGACCATCACCGCGCCGCCGTGCAGCGTTGCGCGCTCCCAGCCCTCCGGTGCCGTCGGGATCGGCAGCGACCCCATCGACGAGGAGTACGCACCGAGCAACTGCCGCACCGACTGCACGGACAGGTCGGGCAGGTCCGCGAGGATCTGCCCCGTGCGCGCATCCACGCTCAGCCACGAGAGGGTCACGAGGTCACTCCCACGCCGGCGACGCGGTCACACTGAGCAGCGCACCCGGATCGTGAGCGAGCGCGGAGAAACTCCAGGTGTTGCTGCCCGGCTCGAACGCGCTCCAGCCGCGACCGGTCACCCAGCCGTTACGCGACGACTGACCCTGAGCCAGCACCTCGCGGCGCTCCATGTCCACCGTCACGAACTCACCCGCACCCAACGTCAGCGACGTCGAGAACACCAGCGCCCGACCCGACCCCACGTGCGTCACGACCGGACCCGTCACCGGGCCGTCGATCCGCAGCGACACCGGACCGTTCACGTTGCCCGGGTTCGTCAGCGACACCTGACCCGAGACGACGGTCGAGTCGATCGTGAAGGGGATCGTTAGGCCGTCGACGATCGTGGACGTCGAGGCGTGCGGGGTGCCCGACCACGACGCGCCGAGGGTGTCGCCGTCGAAGTAGTTGCCGACAGCGGTGCCGGTCTCCACCAGGACGCTGTCCCACCAGATCGAGTTGTCCGCGCTGTTCGTCGCCCCGTTGTACAGTCGGACGAACGCCTGTGCAGCGTCGGCGGGCAAGGTGAAGGTCAGAGACGACTGGCCCTGCCCGGCCGCGTTCGGGATCTGCGTGCCCGTCAGAGGCGCATACGTCGTCGGGGTCGCGGCCACGGAGTAGAACACCACGACCCGGCGCGCACGAGCGTCCAAGGTTCCGGTCTGCGGCGCGGCCAGGCGGCCCACGGCGGACACCGTGTAGGTGCCGCCGGCCACCATGCCCAGGCGCAACGCCCCCACGTCGCCACCGACAGACACGTAGGTACCCGTCACCAGCGCATTTGGTGTGCACTTCCCAGACCAGGACCCCGAGGCCGCCCAGGACGAGTCGCGTGTCAGCGTGACTCCGGTCGGCGCCCAACCCGCCGCGTCCACCTCGACGCTCGGGTTTGTCGGGAGGTTCGTCCGCGGCGTCGTGGACAGTACCAGGCCACCCGACGACGACGGCAGACCCGTGGATGCGGTGAGGGCGTCGGCGAACTTGCGGGGGTCCGGGGCGACGAGCTGGACGGACCACTCGGCATAAGTGCCCGTCACCTGCTTGATGAGCACCTCGTCATCGCGGCGCACCGTGCACGACCGGGACAGCGCGCCCTCGATCACCGTCAGCGTCGACCCGGCGAGCGACGCCGCCGCGTTCAGGCGGTCCACCGCATCGGCCAGGGCGTCCTCCGTGGGCGCCACCACCGAACCGGAGATGGCGACCCGGCGCGGGTTCAGGAACGCATCACCGGCCCACCCACCGTGCGAGCGCGGCTTCTTGACGACGGCGATGGACGAGCTCGGACCGGCCCATCCACCCACCGGCTTCGCCACCCACGTCACGCCGGTGTCGGGCTCGATCGTGTTCAGGTCCAGGCCGCCGAGAGTCACGTACGGGGTGAGCATCAGACCCCCAGGAGTGTCTGCCGGCGGATGACGGCGTTGGCTGTCGCGACGGGGTCGGACTGCTCGTACAGGTGCCAGGTGTTGTTGCCGCCCGAGGGCGCCGAACCCAGCGCCGAAGCGATCTGCGACTGGTTGAGGATCGTCCCGTCGGTGCGCGGCACGAACAGCTCGGCCTCACGCTCACCCACGATGTACGGGCGACCCGCGACCACGGGGCCACCTGTCGCCCGGCCCGTGATGGCGCCGCCACCGCGAGAGAAGGACCCGTCCGTGAAGAACCGGGTCGCGTTGCCCTCGGCGTCCATCTGGAGGGTGACGCGCGCCTTCTTGCCGTCCAGGGACGCGACAGCATCACGCAGGCTCGCCACGGCGTCACGGCCCGACTCGAACGCCTGACCGGTTGTCGCCGCCGCGTTGCGCACGTCTTCCAGCTTGGTGCCGACGGTCTGGCGGAACTCCTCGAAGTTGTCCTGCGACTCACGCAGCTTGTCGCCAACGCCAGGGATCCACCCGAACGCCCTGGTCGCCCCGTCGATGACCGTGCCGACCACGTACAGCCAGCTGTCGATCATCATCGAGCCCATGCTCAGCCATGCGAGGACGAAGGCCGAAGTCCCCGCGCCCATGTCCAGGAGCGCCTGGACCACCAGAAGTGCCCCGTCGACCGCCCCGACCACGAAGTCGGTGATCTCGTCCTTGTTCTCCGTGAACCAGGCGGCCATCTCCTTGAGGATCGGCACGCCCTCCTCGGCGAACAGCGTCAGGAGCTCGGTCATCACCGGCAGGAGCGCGGTGCCGATCTCAGTCTTGGCGTTCTCCATCTCGGCGGTCAGGATCCGCTGCTGGTTCGCCATGCCCTCGGACGTGCGGGCGAAGTCGCCCTGCTGCGTCGAGGTCTGCGCCAGGATCTCCGCCTGAGCCGCGAGCACCTTCTGCTGCGGGGTCAGGGCGGCAGTGCCCTCGTAGATGCCGAGGGCCATCGCGCGCGCCTTGAGGGTCGCGTCGTCGAGGAGGACACCGTAGGCGCGGATCGGCTCAGACTCGCCGCGCAGGGCCGCACCGATGGCCTGGATCGCCTGCTCGGGCGAGGTGTTGTTGAACGACGCGAGGTCCGTCGCCAGGGTGACGAGCTCGGCAGAGAAGTCCGCCAGTGGCTCGCCGGCCAGGCCCGCGGACTTGCCGAAGATGCCGAACGTCGCCGCGCCGTCGAGGTAGGTCTGCTTGGACTGGCCCAGGGTGCTCGCTGCGGTCTCGGCGTACTCGAGCAGCTTGGACGTGCCATCGCCGAAGATCTCGTTCGCCTTGGACTGCGTCTCGGCCAGGTCGGACGCAGCCGTGACCGCATCGCCGAGGAACGACACGACTGTGGAGACGATGCTCGCCGCGCCGATCGCCGCGAATGCGCCGACGAATACCTTGCCCAGGACGCCACCCGCGGACAGGAACGACTTCTTCCCGCCCGTCTGCACGCCGTCACCGATGAGCCCGCCGCCGCGCTGACCGGCCGCCAGGAACGGGCCATCGATCTCACGGCCCAGGTTCGCCGCGAACCCCTTCGCGGACGGCATGACCGTCAGATAGGCCGACCCGACCTCGTAACCGGCCACAGGCGCACCGCCTCTCGTGCTAGGTGGGAGGGGGGCGCAACGACCGGCCCGACATGGCCTCGAGCCGCGCGATGGGGTCGCCGACACGGGGCGGCTTGCGTGCGCCGTTCACACCAGGACGGGGGATCGGCTTGGGCAGGTTGCGGCCCTTGGATCCGTCCTCGGTGCGCTGCCACGCCAGGACCGCGAGGTGGTCGATGATGCCCGCGAGCAGGTCACGCTCAGCGGTCCACCAGTCATCCGGGGGAGGGAGCGCCTTGGTGCCCTTCGTGGGCTTCTGACGGCGACCCTTGCGCCACATCGCGGTGCCGTCCGACGGCATGGACGCCATCAGGTCACGGAACCGGCGGAACGTCAGCCGCCCCGATACGAGGTCTGCGAGTCCGAACCCCAGCGGCGCCAGATCGAACTCGATGGCCTCGCCGTGCTGACGGATCAGCTCGACGAGGCCGGAGATTCCCCCACGGCCAGCCCGGCGTGCGCGATCCACGCGGCCTGGAACTTGCCGACCTGATCCGGGCGGCGCTTGAGGATGAGTTCGGCCCCGGCGCGACCGGCAGGCTTCCACTCGGGCTGCGGCTCAGGGTTCTCCTCGGTCGGCTTGTCGGCCTCGTAGACCTCGGCGACCTCGCGGAGCACCTGGTGCAGACGGCCGGCGTCAGCGTCGATCTGCTGGCCGATCGTCAGGTCGGAGATGTGCGGCACCCGGAACGCCTTGCCGCCGCTCTTGAACGCGAACGGGGTGCGGTTGGACTCGTGGATGACGGCGTCGAAGTCGAACACGGGAGGGCCTTTCGTCTGCGCGGATGGGAGCGCGGAAGGTCAGGCACCGGCCGGGGCGTCCGCGCAGAGCACCCCGGCCGGTAGCGCGTCAGGGAACGACCCACTCCGAGTTGTAGATCTTCGGGACGCCCACGAACGTGATCTCCACGCCGTAGCCCGTGATCTCCCCGTAGGTCGTCACGCGGTCGTCCATGTTGGTGACCTGCCCGGTGCCGACGATCCGCTCGACCTCGGCGCCGTTGAGCTTGTCGATGACGAACTCGCGCTTCGGGGCCTGCGCACCCGGGTTCCAGTCCACCGAGCCGTCGGTGGTGTCGACCCCGTTCAGGTAGTACAGCGAGGCGTTGTCGGCGTTGCTCTGGAGCAGGACGAGCTTCACGACCGCGTTGCCCTCGGTCGTCACGCTCGCGACGATCTGGTTGAGCTGGAACGCGCGGATCTTGTTGACGGACCGGGACGAGGACTCGGTCAGGCCGGCGGACGACCACAGACCGTGACCGACGAACCCGGCACCGATGACGGCGGACTCCGACGTCGGCTTCGTGGTGCCCTCAGGGGCGGAGTACAGGGCGCCATCGATGTAGATGGGCGCCTCGGTGGCATCGAGGCCAGCGGTGACGGACATGGGCGTCTCTCCTTCTACAGACTTGAGCCGCGGAACAGGAGATCCGCAGACAGGAACCAGTGGTGCCCGGACTCGTCCGGGATCGGGTAGGGGCCATTGGCTCCCAGGTGCGCCACGAGAGCGCCGGTACCGACACCTGCACGAAGCAGGGCGGCGACGAGACGGGCCAGGTCGCCCGCTTCCTCCTCGGTGTCGGCCCACACGTTCACACCAAGGCTGTTGACCTTCGTCAGGTCACGGTCAGGGCCGCCGTCGTCGCGGATCGTCACCACGCGACCGGGGACCGGTGCGGGGTCCGTGGCGTCCTCACGTGGCGCCTGGCTCCGAACGGTCACGTCGTCCGCGAACGGCTCCACACGGGCCGCCAGCGCCGGACCCAGGTACGTCACAGCCCACGCCACCGCGTCGGGGAACAGGATCGCGGGCTTGAGCATGGTCACCGCCCCATCGCGCGCTTGAGGTTGCCGGTGCGGTACTCCACGATCGGCGCCTTGCGGTCCTGCGCGACCACACGGGCCACGGCGCGGTCGGTGGTGTCATCCACCACCTGGATCGAGTCCCGATAGGCGCCCGTGTCCACGGGGGCAGTCGCTCGAGCGCGGGCCGCCCATCCCTCGGCGATCGCTCGCAGCGCGGGGCGCATCTGCTCGGACTTGAGGAGCTTGCCCATGTCGCCGCTGTTCAGGACGATCTTCACGCCGGCCATCAGCCGGTCACCCGCTTGAGGGTGACGACGAGGCCGCCGAGGTCGGAACCGCCAAGGTCATCGGTCCACGCGGCAGGCTTGCCGTCCACGTCGTACACGACTCCGTCGACCTCGATCTGGTCGTCGGCCGCGATGTCCGGACGCTCCTTGAGCCAGTACAGGGTCGGGGCGGACGTCAGCACCACGCGCCCAACAGTGATGACCTCGCCCGACGAACGCTCCGGGGCGAATAGCGCGCCCGGGATGTCGGTCGGGACCTTCTCGAAGACCGGGTTGTTGTACCGGTCGACCCCGGTCTGCTCGTTGCGCAGCCGGGTCACCGTGCGACCCATCACGGGGCCTCGAAGATCGGGTAGCCGGCGATGTCCGCACCGCACGAGCAGTAGGTAGCGCCGAACGCCAGAGCGCACCACGGCGCGTGGATCGTGTCGGCGCCGAACGTGTCGACTGCGAACGCCTTGCCGTCTGTCGTCGAGCACAACGACTGGAGCTGGGTGATCTCCGACGGCCAGAACATCGCCTTGCGCACTGTGCGCGTGTCCATCGACTGCCCGAACGGGCCGACCTGCGTCTGCTGGATGACACCGGTCCCGGCCTCGTTCCAGCGCAGGATCGCGCCCCGCAGGATCGCACGCGCCGCGTACCAGGTCGCCGAGGCGACCTCCGTCGTCGACAGGCAGGGGGCGGTGAGGATGGCCATCGCCTCTGCGTCCTCGATCATCGCTGTGGCCTTCGCCAGGTCGATGGTCGCGAACGGCGTCAGGTCGGCCGGGGTGACGAACGTTCCCATCCTCACCGCCCCCTGTCAGTCACTTGCTGGACTTGCTGGACTGGCGACGAGCCGCCGGCTTCTCGGCCTGCGGGGAGTCGGCCGGCTGCCAGGCGGAACCCAGCACCTCGGCCTTCTCCTCGCGGACCTGCACGACCGCGCCCGTCGCCACGCTGCGCAGCCGAACCAGCTTGACCTCAGCCATCAGACGAGGTCGTGGATCTTGGCGAAGGCGTTGAGGTCGGCGATGCCCCAGCCGTAGACGACCTCCGCGCGGAACGCGACCTGGTTGTTGCGCTTGAGGTCGCCGCCACCGTCCGGGTCGCCGTAGCGGATGACCTCGAGGCCCAGCGACTTCTGCACGCCCCAGCGGATCGCGTCGAAGTTGCCGACGAAGCCGAGCACCTTCGTGTCGACCGCGAGCACCGTCTTGGCGCCGACCGTGTTGGACACCGACGCGCGGTGACCGTCCAGCTCGGAGACCTCGGTGCCGAGGACGAAGTTCGGGTAGAGCTTCTGCTCCGTGGTCGTCCCGCGGATCGCCGAGAACTTCGCCGCGTAGGCGGGGTCCAGGGCGATGTCGCGGGGGATGTAGCCGTCGGCGAGCACGAGCGCGTCGGCCGCGTCCAGGCTCACGTAGGGCTTGTCCGCCGCCGCGTACTCGACGAGGTTCGTGGTGTCCGTGAGCCCGCCGTTCATCGCGGCCACGACAGCACCGCCGGTCGGGTTGATCTCGTGGAACACCCCGAAGTCCAGGGCGCGGGAGAGGGCCGGCTGGATGAGGTCGAGGATCTCGTCGACGACCTCGAGCCGACGGTCCTCGTCCGCCCACAGAACCTCCTCGTTGAAGCGGAGGGTCTTGTGGAACTTGAACGGCTTGACCGTCTTGGTGGTCGGCGTGATCGTCGAGCCGCCCTTCTGTGCGCCCTCACCGACGTACTCGGCCTCGCCGATGTCGAAGGTCCAGGTCTCGCCCTCCCCGTACGTCATGGGGGTGGGGGTCGAGAGCGTCGCGACGGCCGAGCCGTTGCGGATCTTGCCCAGCCAGGGCTCGATCTTCTGCTTGGGGATCGTGAGCGATCCGGTGGCGAAAGCGACCATGGTCGTGCTCCTTGTCAGTCAGAGGTGATGGCGCGGTCGAACAGGTCCCGCGCGAACTCGCGCATCGGGTCGTCAGCGCCGGCTGTGGGGGTGCGTCCCTCGCGGGGCGCGTGGTTGCCCGACTTCTTGCGGTCGGTCTCGAGCTCCTGGATCGCCTTGACCTGCGCGAGCAGGGACTCGGGGTCGGTTGCGGTGAGGAGCACCTTGCGGGTCTCAGGAACGACCCCCAGGGCGACAATCGCGTCCCGAAGCGCGTCGGCGACCCTTGCGGGCACCTGTGCTACCTCGGCCTCCGCGGCGGCGATCCGCTGCGCTGCCTTCTCGGCCTCGCTCAGGTTCGCCTGCTCGATCTCGTCCAGTCGCGCAGCCTTGGCCTTGAGGTCGGCGTGGTCGGCGTACTTCGCCCGCTCCCGCTGCACTCGCTCGGAGATGATCCGGTTGAGCTCCTCCTGGCTTGCGGGTGGCGTGAACCCGCTGTGACCGCCGTCGTTCGGCTGCTGCTCCTGGCCCTCGGGCGCGGACTCGCTCATCACTGCTCCTCATGGACCGCCCGTTGACCGCCGGGCGTAGGCGTGACCCCGCTCAGGCGGGGAAGATCACTCAGGGACGTACTCGTCCATCGCGCGCTGGATCGCCGCGGCGCGGTCCTCGAGCTGGCGTGCGGCACTCGCCGCCTTCTTGCCACCGGACGCCGCCTGCTCGCGCAGTCGCGTCGTGCGCTTGGACGCCTCGTAGAGCCGGACGTCGACCTCGGGTGCGCTCTGGTCCCACGAGGGCGACGCGGCGCAGTTGCAGTCGCCGTGAGCGGCGAAGTGGACCGTGGACTCCTTGTAGACGTCACCGCGGCCAGCGAGCAGTCGGCAGAACCGGCACGCACCGGCGCGCGTCACCCGCTGCCACCCGGACGCCCGCGGGTCACGGTCGGTCGAGGTGATGATCGTGCGGCGAGCGCCGGCCAGGGCGTACTTGCCAGCCTTGGCGGTGATGCCGACCAGCGCATCGCCCGGGTTGTCCGTGAACAGTGCGCCTGCCGAACGGCGAACCGTCTCGACCAGGGCCACGTCCTCGTTCGGCGGGTCCATCACGGCCCGGAACCGGCCCGGGATCCGCTCGAGCGCCCGAACCTCGTCGTACCAGTCCGCCGCGAGCGCCGCCGCAGACTCCCCGTACGTCGCCACTAGGTCCGGCACGAACCTCAGCAGCGCATCACGCGCCGCCTCCGGCTTGTTCAGGTCCAGCGACGACCAGAACGCCCGCAGATCCCGCTCGACGAGCGACCGGAGCCCGACCTGGGCCTGCCGCAGACGCTCGGTCTCAGCCCTCGACGGCATCGGGCGCCGCCTGCTGGCCCGCCGCGATCAGCGCATCCAGACGCGACCCGGCCTGCGCGCGACGCCGCTCACCGAGAGCGTCATCGATGTCCTGCTCGGACATGCCCAGCACTCGCAGACCCACGCGCGTCTCGGACAGCCACGGCACCGCACCGATCTGCTTCGCGCCCGCGTCAGCCTCGGCCGCACGGGACAGGAAGCGCGGGTTGCGCCACCGGGTGTCGATCGACGCCCACTCCGCCGGCACCTCCTCGAGCCCGTTCGCGATTGCCAGGGACCGCGTGTACGCCCGACGCAGCGCCGGGGACCAGTCGTCGACCGTGCCCTCTGCCTCCGCGATCAGCTCGTACTGCGAGGCGTCGTAGGACTCCGCCGAAGTCGGGTTCGCCACGTCGGTGATCGCCAGCGCAGTGTCCGGCAGGCTCATCTCCCGCGCGAACAACTTCGCCAGAGCGTTGAGGTCCGCGAGGTGCGGCTGCGGAGACGACGCGGCGAACTGCTTGACGTCCGCGCGAGCCAGCGCCGGGTCGTCCTGGTCCTGGTCGTCAGGGATGCCCTTGATCCGGCCGAGCATGACCTGCCACACCGGCTTGATGTTGCCCGAAGCGTCCTTGAACACGTTCTCGTCGGCGCCGAGGAGCCACATCTCCGGGAAGGAGTACGTGTCCATGTGGCCCTCGAGCCGCAGGAGCTCGCGCACGGCGGCGTCCTGCAACCCGCGAGCCGCACGGGAGATCCGCGAGGACCCGAACGCGCGACGCAGGCGCGGCTTGTAGACCATCGGGTCCGCCGGCACGCCCCACGGGTGCACCTGACGGTCCACGGACCATCCGGACGAGTCCTTGTCGGCCGTGATCGTCACGCCGTCGAGGTACAGCACCAGGCCCGTCGTGTTCCCCCGTTCGTCCCGGTCGGTGATCGAGAGCAGGTTCTCCAGGCGACGGGCGCGCGCGTTCCACGTCCCGGTCGCGTCGAGCGCCGACTTGAAGTGGATCAGCGCGTCGGGCTCGTCCGCGCCACCTCGCGTCGTCACGATGAAAGCCGGGCCGTGGATCAGGGACTCGATGCCGCCCTGACGCGCCTCGGATCCGAGCATGTTCTGGTCCCACACCTCGCGCCCGCCGAGAGAGTCCAGGTCGCCATCCGGCCACGAGAACCCGTTCAGCACGCACCGGCGCGCGAGAGCATCCACACCCTTCGCGGTCCACCCGAGCGTCAGCGCCAGACCCCGGTACATCGGAGGCAGCACGGTGGAGACCTGCCGCACCAGCCGGTGCATGTCGTAGTACGCCGACAGCATCTCGTTGCGCCGGGTCGCGCCCGCGAGCTGCTTGTGCAGCCCGTTCAGGAGCGCATTGGTGTCGTCGTCGACCTGGGGGAGACGGATGGTCTGCTCGGTCATGCGAGGACCACCGCCCTTCTGTTGCTCGTGGTCCGACCTTCGGACGGTGTGCGGCCCTCGCCGGTCTTGCGCTTGCCAGTCACCGCTCCGAAGCGGGCCAGAGTCACCGCGTCCAGAGCCGTCACGTCACCGTCGGCGGTCACGGCCTTCCAGCCCCAGCCGCCCGCGGTACCGATGGTCCGCTGACCCGCGACCCGCACCTGCGCGTCCAGACCCGGCTGGCCGGCGTGCGTCACGCTGCCCTCATGGATCGCCCGCAGGAACCCCGCGTGCGCCGTGATCGCCTCATCCGTCGTCACAACCCGCACCCGGCGAGCAGACACGCCAGACGCGATGAGCTGCGTCCGCAGGTCACCCGCGCCAGCCTTGCCATCCACGAGGATCACCGCCGCCTTGCGCCACCGCTCAGCCAGCCACGAGACGAGCGAGGACGTGCCTTCCGACATCGGGTGGACACCGAACGCCTCGACGTGCACCGGGCCGCCATCAGGCTGAACGGCGCCGGCTGCGGCTACGCGCTGCCCGTCCGCCGAGAACTTCACCGCGTATGCGAGCGTGCCGTCCGCCGGTGCGACCGGGATCGCAAGGTCGGCCCACTGCTGACGGCCCACGGTCTGCCACATCTTGACGCCGTCGCCGTCCCACACGCCCATCGCCTCGCGTCGCCACGAGTCATCGTTCGTGAGGTTCTTCCGCATCCGCAGCATCGACGCCTCGGGCGTGCGGTGCGGATAGGACGGGTTCGCCCTCATCCACTGCTCGTGATCCATCAGCGACGGGCCGTCGGGCCTGCCGATGTTCTCGTCCGCGGAGCACTCGACGTACAGGGCATCCCCGTGCTCGGCCACGACGACGGTCGGTGGCTTCGCGCCGAGCGCCTCCTTGCGGCGGTTCGCGAACTCCTCGCCCGGGTCCTTCGGGCGCGGCGGCGTGCCCATGAAGAACAGCAGCGCCCCATGCGGGAACCGGGACTGGTTGGTCGCCGGCACCATGTCCTCGAGCGCGCTCTCCGTGAGGATCTGCGCCTCGTCGAACACCTCGACGTCGACCTCTTCAAAGCCGCGACCGAAGCCCTGCTCGCGAGCGCCGAACAGGATGACCGAGCCGTTGCTGAACCGGATCTCCTGGTCCGAGTGCCCCGACTTGATCCCGTCGTTGCGCGTCGGCAAGAGGTACGCCTTCACGGCCTTACGACTGACGAAGCCCTTGAGCGACTCGAAGGTCCGCGTCGCCGTTCGCACCCGGTGAGCAGTCCACAGGATCGTCAGGTTCGGGTACAGCGTGCACAGGGCCACGACGATGCGCCCGACGATGAACGTCTTGGCGACCTGCCGCGGGATCGACAGCACAACGCCACCGATCGTCGCCGCGAACATCCCATCGGCGCGCAGACCGAGCGCGAGCTGCCCTAGACCGTCCTGCCAGGCGTCGAACTCGTCACCGAACTCACGGCAACGCTCCTCGACGTCGAACCACAGGGAGTCGACGATGCCCGTAGGCATGACGACATGCCGAGCGACCTCAGACAGCCGAAGCGTCGAACGATCGACGCCGCTCACGGCCGCTGTTGCCACGGCGAGACTCCTCCTGCTTCTCAGCCAGGTCCAGCGCCTCGATCTCCTTCGCAAGCTCCACGAGCCGGCGCGAGAGTGCAGCGAGATCCCTGGGGGGGCAGTCCGGGTTGGCGACCGTGCGCGCGATCCTGTCCCGCATCGCCACCAGCAGGGCGCGACGATCACCCGACTCGGCAGCCTCGGCCACTGTCATCGGCGACGCCGCCTGGATGGGCTCGTCGCCAGGCTTGACGACCGTGAGTGGTGACTTCCTAGGCATCGGAAGCACCTCCTCTCACGGGTGGGGGTGTGGAAAAACGCCAGGGCGAGATCTCGCTATGCCGGAGGGGGCGGGGAGAGGCGGGGGGTGGGGGTGCCTCCCCCTGGGTCACCATGCTCGCGAGAGTGGGAAGTCGTTCGCGTCTGGCGTCGGGATCGGTGTTCGATCGTGGTTGCGACGTCGGTTGCAGGCGCGGCACAGGACCCGGAGGTTGTCGGCGTCGTCGGTCCCGCCCCGTGCGTGTTCGACGACATGGTCGGCCTCGGCCGACTCGTCGAGCAGCGGAGTGTCGTAGTTGAGCTCCCGCCCACATGGGTGGTGGGCACCCCCCGGGGTGTCATACCCGGGGCAGTGGGTGAGGCCGGCCCCCTGTGCTTGCTTGAGGACCCGCCCCCGGTTGCGTAGGTAGCGGGTAGTCCCTGTGCGAGACGTTGCCACCCGGGCCCCCTTGCTTACCCCAGCCCGTGCACGGCGCGCGCGGCTGCCACTCGTAGCGGCTCGTGTTGTGTCGGCTCCAGGTGCGCCGGGCTGGGTGTTCGTGGTCGCGGTGTGGTCACACGACGAAGGCCCGTCCGCATCTCGCGTCCGGGCCTCATGTGGGTGCACTGAGCCCCACTTCGGGTCACGGTACCTCAGGAGATGCCCACGAGTCCACCATGTCCGCTATCTCTCGTCGTGTCGCGCCCTTCTCGGCCAGCGCCAGCGCCTGAGCCAGCCGCTCGTCCCCGTCTCCTGTCGCCTGGGTGAAGGCGCGCAGGATCTGGTAGCTGACGCGGTGACCTCGCACCGCCCTGTTCGTGTTCTCGCCCGTGCTCACCGCCTCGAGGTTGGCTAGGCGGTTGTCCCTGGTGTCCCCGTTGAGGTGGTCGATCACCATGCCGTCCGGGATGGATCCGTGCGCGGCCATCCACACGATCCGGTGCGTGTAGCCGAGTCGTCCCGCACCGACGGACACCTGGAGGTAGCCGTCCGTGTTCGGTCGCCCCTTGACCACTCGCGCGCCCCGGTAGATCGTCCCCGTCACCAGGTCAACCGTGAGGGTGCCACTGTCGAGCGCTGCCCGGATCTGCTCATCGGCGCTGGTCCTCATGCCGCACCGCCGTCGAGCGACGCACGGACGGCGTCGACCGAGTAGCGAACGTCACGACCGGTCCCGACCCGCTGCCAACGCCCTCGAGCCGCACGCATCTTCACCGCGCCAGCCGTGATCCCGAGCATCTTGGCCGCATGGTCCACCGTCACGTACTGCACCCTCGCCCGCGGCCACCTCGACCACACCTCGTGCGGCACCTCATGCCCGCACTTCTCGCACCGCAGCGAGTCCTCGTGCCGGTCACCGGATGTCCCCAGCGGCGACACGTACTGGCCCCCGCAGCCCGCGTGGCAGTGGTGCCCGGTGCGGACCTTGCGCACCGTTCGGCCGGCCAACCTGCGCACGTTCCTCAGCGCCTCAGCCACGTCGTCCTGCACGCCCAGCGCGAGGAGCCCGTGGTCGTCGGTGTCGGGCAGGTCGTCGCTGACGATGAAGTGTCCGGCGTGCTCAGCGGCGAGCCTCAGCCGCGGGGGTGTGGCTGGCGACGATGCGGCGACGTCGAGCTCGTCGGCCAGGACGTGCGCGAGGAACGCGGCGAGGTCATCCACGGCCGTGATGCACTGCCGCAGCTCGTCCTGGTCGAGCACCTCCTGCATCCCCGGCGGCACACGCGACCCGGGCTTGGACCTCGTGGGCTCAGGGTTCGTCGCGGTCAGGTCCAGCGCGGCCACGGTCTCGTACCGCTCGGCCAGGTCGAGGAACTGGTCTCGGAGTGCGCCCTCGGTCATCTGTCGCGGCTCGCTCACTTGGTGTCCTCCGTGGCTGGTCGGGCTGGTCCGTGCTCGTCGATGCACTGCTGGCGGATGGTGTCGACCGGCCACTGGCGCGGGCAGATCGGGCAGCGCGTGCCGGTCCAGGGGTCACTCATCGGTCGCCTCGAACGTTCCCGGCACGGGCGCGACGTTGCGGTGGCGGTGGCGCGACAGTCCTAGGCCATTGGTGACCTTGCGCCACCCGGAGCCGTCACGGTCGTCCAGGTACGCCTCGCCCCCGCCGTAGTTCACGCCGTCGAGGACGACGCGCACGACGGCGATGCGCTCACCGTCGATCTCGGCCGATCCGCGCTCGGCAAGCGTCGGCAGCCCGTTCCAGTAGGTGCTCATCGCAGTTCCTCTCGTCGAAGCAGGTCGGATCCGAAGTCGCCGCACGGTCCGGGTGGGGTGCTGATCCAGATGTCCCAGTCGAACCGGTCGACGCAGGCGCGGGTGTTGGTCATCGCTGCACCACCACCTCGTGAACCTCGTGCCCACAGAGCCACGGCGCGATGACCTCAGGTGCGGGTGCGCGCAGGTACCAGAACGTGTGACCGGCGGGGCAGGTCAGTCGCCAGCCGCCGTGGTAGGGCTCGCGCCAGATGGTCGGGGCGTCAGCCATGTATGCCCCAGCGCTCGGCCCCTCGTCCCGGACCCGTGTCGGCGCGACGGCCGGTCGGATGATGGTCATGCGCTGCTCCCGGTGGATGGTGTCGCTACAGACGGTGGACGGTGAGGGCGCGAAGAGGTCCGCGTGGCGAGCAGCGCCCACCCGATCGGCGTGGTGCGGACGTCGGGGTAGACGTGCCCGATCTCGTTGGTGTCGAGGTGGCGGACGAGGCGCGACCCGGGCTCGGCGGAGGCGAGCCAGGTCATGTGCGCTTCGGCGATCGAGCGGGCGATGGTGTCGGTGGTGAGTGCTGCGGTCCAGGCGTTCATGCGTCTCGTCCTCCCCTTGCCGTCTGCGGGCTGTTCTCCCGCGATTTCGTGCCTCCCGGGTCTCCCAGCCCCTCCGACAACCGCACGGCCCCTTCTGGCTGCCCTGTGGCGGTTGCGAGGCGCTGGACGAGGCGCTCGATGTGCCAGGCGGACGCGGTGAGCATCCCGGCGACGGGGTCGTCGTGTCGGGCGGCTTCGGTGCGCAGGTCGTCGGGGAAGGTCACCAGAGGCTCCCCTCGATGCGGTGTGAGCCCTCGCGGCCGTAGTCCTCGGGGCCGAGGTCCCAGGTCTCATCGGCGGTTCGGTCGTTCACGACGTCGTGGTGGCAGTCGCGGCATCGCCGCGCGAGGAACCGGATGAACCAGTGGCGACGTCCGAAACGGTCCGCCTTGGTGAGCATCTCCCCCTTCGCGTACCAGGGCGCCGCGAGCGAACCGCACGTCTCGCACGCCTCGCGGAAGTGGTAGTCGATCGACCCGTGAATGTGGCTGAGGTCGGACCAGCGCACGGGCTCGCCGTCCCACTTCGCCGGCAGTGGCTTGAGGAGCTGGACCGTCACGGAACCAGCCCCTTCCGCTCTCCCCACGCAGCGACCCGGAACACGAGGCGCGCGACCCCGTAGAGCACGAACAGCGCGGGCGTGACCCACCAGGGCTGCGTGCGGGCTTCGGCGCGGGTGGTCATGACGTCGCCTCGCATACCCGGCAACCCGGCTCGGTCGTGGAGTGAAGCGCACACCGCGAGATGCGCACTGTCCCCGGCACCAGGCAGTTGGTGATCTCCGTCATCACCGCGACACCTTCGCTGTCGGCCATCACCAGCCCTGTGCTCGACATCCCGAGCAGCGCCGCGTCGTCACCCATCACGGGACCGATCCAGATGCGGCCCATCACTGACCACCGCCCGTGGTGGCAGCGTCCGGGCGGAGGGCGGCGATGACCTCTGCCGCGTCGGCTCGGAAGCCGTCGCGGATGGCCTCGTTGGACTGATCCCAGCGGATGTAGTCGTGCTGGTTGCAGAGCAGGCGCGCGATGCGCTCTACATCAGCCGAGGCGCGGCGCCTGATGTCCGCGTCCCGTTCCTCCCTCAGCCGCGCCACCTCCTCCCGCAGCGCGTCCAGCTCGCCCCGGTGCTGCGTCGAGCACAGCCCGCACACGGACACGGGACCGGGCGCGTCGTACCCGTGCGCCTTCGCGGCGGCGTTGCGGTCGTCGGGGGTCACCGGGAGACCTCCTTCGCGTCTTGACGCCGTGCTCGTGCGCGGCGCAGGTTCTCGGAACGGGTGACCGGCTCGAGGTGGTCGGGATTGACGCAGGACCGGTTGACGCAGAGGTGGTCCAGCTCCAGGCCGTCAGGGATCGGCCCGACGGCCACCTCGTAGACCGCCCTGTGGGCGCACTTGCCGTGGCGGTTGACGACGATGTGTCCATAGCCGGAAGAACCGACCGAGCCCGTCCATCGCCAGCATCCGGAGTCCTCGACCACGTACTTCGACGCGAGGCGGTCCTCGATGGGCACGCGCGGGATGATTGGCGTGTCGTCAGCAGGCCGGCGGCGGGTCGAGTTCGACTTCACTCGCGGCACACCGCGCCTCGAAGCGGCCAGACACTCAAGGCAGATCTTGCCGATGGTGCCGCCGCGCTTGAGTCTGCGGACCTTGCCGCAGCGCTCGCACGGGATCTCGAGGTACTCGGGCAGCCGCACCCGGGGGAAGATGCCCGCCTCCCGCCTCGAGCGTCGGGCGTTCTCGAGGCGACATGCGCGACACCGGGGGGTGCCATCGCCCGAGTAGACGTAGACGTTGTCCGGGACCATCTCGTGCCCCGCCTTGCAGGTCGCGCTCATGCGTTGCTCCCGTGTGCGTTCGCCGCCCGCATGGCCGGGTCGACCGGCGGGGTCGTGCGTGTGGCTTGGTGGTGTCGGGTGCCATCGGGCCAGCGACCGGTCTCGGCGGCGTCGAGCTTGCAGGCGCGACAGTGGGTGGCGACCTCGTGCTCGTGCCCGTAAACCTCGCAGCGCGGCGCTCCTGGTGCCGGGACGCCAATGACGGCCGCGGATCCCATGACGGCCTGTGCTGCGACCCACCAGGACCCGTGCCCGTTGAGCAGGTGCGGTGTCTTGGTCGTCGGGTCGGATGCGACGACGACGCCGGCGATGGCGAGGTCCCGGTACGAGCGGCCGATGTGGTGCTTGGTCAGGAACGTGACGAGTGAGCTCGGGCGCCAGTCGGGGCGTAGTGCGTTCATGGCGGCTGCGATGCGCTGGATCTCGTCGGCTGTGGGCATCTTCGTCAGCCCTTCCAAACGTCAAGCGGCGCACCATCGCGCCCTACGTAAGTGACGTTTGACGCTTGGTCTCCATCTCCAACAGCGCGAAGGCGAGGTGAAGGGGGATCGGGTCTCGGGTTCGGGTACGGGTCGGGGGGATTCGGGTTCGGGGGATTCGCCCCCGATTCGCCCCCCCGATCGCCACCCGATCGGGTACCCGATACGTCCTCCGGGTCCTCGCCCGCACAGAACGGGCACTCGGGAACGATCACGTCGCGCTTCACGTGCCACCGCTGGTGGTTGCCGAACTCCCCTGCGACGGACTCCTTGTCGCGCTTGGCCCGCAGGCTCGCGGCGTCCGGCTGGAACATCGCCCAGTCGTGGAACCGCCAGCCCTGCCGGTGCGTCGCCCACAGCCCGCTCGTGACGAGTGCGGCGGCGTCTGCTGGTCGGGCGCCGAGCGTCACCAGAACGTGCCGGGCGATCACGCCGTCCGTCTCCTGCGACGCGGACCACGACCCGGCCGTGACCCACAGGGCGCGCGCACGAGGCGGTGTCGCGAGCCACTTGGGGTGACCCCAGAGCTTGTCGTCGACCTTGAACCAGGCCATCAGTTCTCCTCGGCTGGTCGGAACGTGAACACGAGCACCGCGTACCCCTTGGGCGAGACGGGTCCGCCCTCGCGTGTGACCGAGCGCAGGACGGTGGAGCGGTCCTCGTCGATCAGGCCAGCGGTCACGGCGCCGTCGATGGCGCCCTTGATCTCGTAGTTGTCCAGGTCGCGGGGACGGCGGTCGGGGAAGCCGAACGTGACCGTGAGGGCGACGGGACCAGACAGTCGGGGCTGGTCGGTGCAGGCGAGTCGTGCGGCCTCGCGCATGGCAGCTCGCTTGCGTGCTGCGACGGACCAGTGGCCGCGGTGGTTGGAGTTGTGCAGGTCCGCGATGGGCAGGACCAGGCGGAAGGCGCTCATGCGGCCACCCCCGCACGCTTCCCGCACGCCTCGATGACGGCGTCGGTCTGGCGTTGGATGACGACGGCGACCGGGTCGGGTGCGATGGCGTCGAGGATGCGGCGGGCGGTCTCGATGACCAGGGCGGAGACGTTGGCCGGGTCGCACGCATGGTCCGCCTGCCACTTCTGCACACCGGCGACGGACTGCATGGCGGGGGACGCGACGCCGCACTCACGGCAGCGTGTGGACCATCCGCGGGTGGCCGGTGGGGTGAACGTGGTCATGCCGTCACCTCCCACCGCAGCCCGAGGACCGTGAGCAGGTCCCGTGCGTCGTCGGTGTCGTGTGCGTGGCGGCAGACGACGAGGGACGCGGCGCGCGCGGTCTGCGGGCTGACCTCGGGTGTGGTCAGCAGGTACGTGCCGCGGGTGTCGTTGGTGGGAATGTCGGACGCGTGGTGCTGGGTGACCAGCTTCGGCTTGACCGGCCGGGGACGCTGGGTGCCCTTGAGGCGGTGGCGTGCGTAGTCGGTGCCGCACAGTCCGTGGCCGCCGTAGCGTGCGGTGCCGGCAGGTGCGGGGCCGGGGTAGTCGGTGGCGACGAGGGGCTTGCCGCACTCGATGCAGTGGGTTGGTCGGGGGGTCCTCATGCCGCACCTCCATTGGCGATCTCCAGCAGGACGTCGGCGTGGCAGGGCTGGTCGAGCGGGCACCAGCAGGCGAGGTCGCGGCCTGCAAGTGCCGCGCGGACCTCATCGACGGTCGGAAGGGACCACTGGCGGCGACCGGCGAGGATCACTGCTCTGTAGGCCTCCGCCGCAGCACGCCTGGCCTCTGCCGCGGTGGCGAAGTTCTTGACGAGCATCTGGAGCCGCTCGCCGTCATAGACCTCGGCTGACCAGTCGTAGCCGCGGATCCGCCAGACCTCGAACTCGTTGCCCCACTTGCTCGGCCTGGCGACGATCACGGCGTCGGGATTGTCGGCCCGCCACGGACGCTGCCGGGACATCTGCACGCGCTTCGGGCTCATGCCGCACCCCCAGCGCCCTCGTACTCGCAGACGTGCCGCTTGGCTTGTGCGCGGGCGACCTCGAGGAACACGGTCGGGGTGTGCGGGGTGATGCAGCGCGGGTCGGGGCAGACGACGATGCGCTTGCCGTCTGGTGTGGGGACGATGCTGGGGATGGTCATGCGGCGCTCCGGAGGGTTACGTCAAGAACGGTCGACAGGACGTGTGCGGCGAGCTGCGGCGGGACGGCGTTGCCGACCTGCTGGTACTGCTTCGTGCGCGATCCCTGCCACGGGTAGTCGGGCGGGAAGGACTGGAGCACGCCACCCTCGGCGACCGTGACGCGCACGCCACCCTCGGCGACCGTGACGCGCACGCCACCCTCGGCGTTCTGGCGCGACACGTCGGTGCGGTAGCCGGGGGGGCTGATGATCTCGGGCTTGAACGAGCCGACGACGGTGGTGGCGGGGCGGTCGTAGAACCACTCGACCTTGTTGGAGCGGGCGCCGAACAGGACGGTCGGGGCGGGCTCCTCGACGGAGCGGATGGCCGACTTCTCCTGGTTCCCCATACGGAGCCAGTACGCCGTGCCCTTGCCCGTGAGGGTGTCAGCGGGCTGCGTGGCGGGGTCCTTCGGGCGCCCCTCGCCGGTCACGCCGGCGGCGACGAACCAGGAGCGCGTCTTCTCTGTGAGCGCCCACGAGGGCCGGTCGGCCGAGAACTCGTTGCCGCCAGGGGTCTGGCGGTCGCCTCGGGTGTTGACCTCGAGGCCCTCGGACCATCCGAGCGCCTGCGCCATCGTGACCCACGGCGACAGCTCGCCACCGAACAGGTCGGCCCCGATGTGCGGGTGCGCCGTGTGCGTCGGGGCGGGCGGGGCTGCGGTGATGCCGTCGCGGCGGGCAATGAGAATGCGGCGGGTGCGCGTCTGCGGCACCCCGTAGTCGGCGGCGTTGAGGTCGCCGGTCCACACGCTGTAGCCCCAGCCGCGGAAGATGCGGGCGAAGTGCTCCCACAGGGATGCGACGGCGGGGACTTCCTCGAGCACGATGGCCCGGGGTCGCAGCTCGCGCGCCCACCGAACGGGTTGGCAGACCAGCGGTGAGCGCTCGTCCTCCCACTCGGTCCAGTCGGTCGAGTCGTCGCCTGCGGCCATACGGTCAGCGAGGGTGTGGCAGTTGGCCCGGTCCAGCTCGCCGGCGCGCTTGCCTGCCATCGACCACGCCTGGCACGGGGGCGAGGCGATCAGGGCATCGAACGGGCCGTATGCGGCGGTGACGGCCTCGACGGGCAGGGCTGCCACGTCGGCCCACAGACGAGCGTGACCTGCGGCCAGGGCGGTGTCGCACGCGGCCTTGTCCCACTCGATCCCGAGGACGCCATGGTGGCCCAGCGTTGCCAGGCCCTGGTCCCAGCCACCCGGACCGGCGAACAGGTCCAGGATCCGTGGTCGCCCGCTCACTCCGGCACCGCCACATCGGGCCACTCGTCGGCGGGTGCGGTGAGGGTCTTGAGCTCGGCCACGCGCGCCGTGATGGCCTCACACAGGGCCGGGTCGTCGGCGTTCCACATGGCGCGCAGGGCGGCGATGTCGGTGATGTCGTCGAGGTTCGGCGTGGCGACCTTGGGCTGGGCGGCTGGTCGTGCGGCCTCGGTGAGCGGCTGGACGGTGTGCACGACGCGCTTGCCACGGGTCTCGGTCAGCGCGAGGTCGAGGCGCTTGGTGATGTGCGAGACGTGCGAGATCTTGATGCCGCCGACCTTGGTGCCGCCGAACTTGACCTCGGCGTCGTAGTAGAGGGTCATCCGGTGGCCGGCGTAGGTGTCGGACTCGGCGCCCCACGCCTTGACGAGGACGCGGCGCATGGTCTTGCTGGGTCGGTACGCGCGGCCGGGGTACTCGACGAGGTGGATGTCGACGGGCTGCTCGGCGTTCCCGCGGCTGACGGACTCGACGGTGACCGTGATGGGGCCGGTCGCCATGACGTCCTCGGCGTTGATCTGGTCCGACTTCGGGACGATGGTCTGCGTGAGGTCCATCAGGACTCCTTGGTGGTGTAGCCGCGTCCGCGGCAAGAGGGGCAGAAGTCGGCGCCGCGGTAGCAGCCCGTGGCGCGACACCGGCTGCCAGCGCGGCGGCCCGTGCCCTTGCACTTGGGGCAGGTTGCGCCGCGCCCTGTGCTGTCGCAGGCGTCACACGGGGCGCCGTCGTGCAGAAGGCGCTGCATCTCGACGTACGTCCGGGGTGCGCGCCAGTCGGTCGCGGCGTCCATCTCGTGCCGCAGTAGGGCGACGAGGTTGTCCCACTCCGGCAGTAGGCGATCC